GCCTTTTGTTTCAACTTCAAAGGCCGCTAACAAGAGCGGAGTGTTTACAATTAAACCCCAAAGACATGTAAAATTAGCTGAAGTAACACTAAAATACAGATTCCAGAAAAGATGGACTCAAGTGAAGATATGTCCATCATTTTAATTTCAGGAAAAGAACGTGTGCAAGGTCGTTGAGCGGTCTTCTTTATAACACGCTTTTTACCGATCAACGATTTTCGAAACAGATAATTCGAAATGAAACAAAACACAAACAAAGAATCAGAGCAAAACTACTTCCGGGCTTTAGTTGGTCGAGAATAATTACTGCTCACGGGCACATAATCATCATCTTTATCTCCATGGAATGACCATCCGATATTTCCTTGTTTAAGAAAATCGAACATGCCTTCACGCATGGAAGAACCAACGCGACGTTGAGAGACACGAGCTAATTCAGCACGAACTTTTAAGTTTTCTGACTTGACTGGTGCCATACTACGAACAGAAGAAGTAATAGTTTTATCGCCATCAGCTTGAATAAGAAGCGGACGATATTGAGAACAAACGGCGGAAGCGGAAAATATCGCGTCCATAGCAGAAGCGCTAGGTAATTGGACACGGGCTTCAACACCGGCAGGAGATTTCTTGTTTGGAATGTATTCAATAACATTAGCATAATCGACTTCTAAAACAACACCATCGGCTGCCCCGAAATAGCCAACAATGAGTAAAGATGTGCTATCAGCGTTGGCCATGTCGGCGTTATCAACTTTAGCATTACTCATGGGACCAAACGGTAATGTGATGTTGCTATCGCTATCTCCCGTGGTGGTATAAGGAACCACAGCTGATAATGCGCTAAAGGGCGCGTTACCAGAGGAATTAGCAACAGCAATAGCTTTCGGGACAGTGGGGAATTGAGTATAAGTAGCATAAGGCTCAACGTTACCTGCTACGTCCCAGATGAGACCTGGTGCCATTAAAAAGTTCGATACCATGCCAAACTTTTCAGCACCATCAGGAGTCATGAAAACGGTTTTACTACCCGCTTCACGAACAGCGTCAGCAGAGACGTGTGACGCTCGTCCTAATTGTTCCAGAGTTACAAAGTCTTGTTCAGTGACTGGAAGGTCTTCAAGATCATAACGGACCTGGGCAAAATATATTTTACCAGGGGTCATAAACTGAGATGTAGGTAAGCCCACTATACGAACACGAATAGCAGCAGCTAATGTTCGGTAAGCGGACACATAAGGTAACGTAGATGCCAAGGTTGTTCCATAATCATCACTCCAAGCTGTCGAAGTGTGATTAACCCCAGTAATTGCAGAAACATAATTACGGGTAGGATCAGTCCAGGGACCAAGCCCCCATTGAATGGGTTCTAAAATATTTCCGGGAACCGCCGGATACTTGGTTTGATAGCCAACACCAGATGGAGTCGTCGATTGAAATGGCGAAACTTCAGCTTGTGCAGAAGCTGTAGTGTTAGCTAAAGATAAACGAGTGTTCAAACCAAATAACAAATTAGGACCAGCAGTACCAGTACGGGAAATAGTATAAGTACGATTTGCAAAGAACTTTGCTACCGAAGTAGGTGTAATAACATGATCAGGAAGACGAATGCTGCCGGTTGACCAAGGATTCAAAAGAATGTCGATATACTCCTGAACGATATCAGTGGTACCCCCTTTTGGAAGAGGTCCAATGTAATCGCTAGGAGCTGGTGACATAGAAACAATAGATTCTTGGACATTAGAGCTTTTCTTAGTTTTTGATTTAACTTTTTGTTTTGGTTGTTTTGTTTTGCTAAGCAAAGCTTCTTCTATTGCAATTGTGTCGACATGTCCTTCAGCAACAACGTCATAACGACTATATTTAACGTTGCGAGATTCATTCATAGTATTAGAATTAATGGTGGTACTAACATTAGAATTATTACTTAAATCAGGGCGAGCAAAGGCAACAAAGTAGTTACACTCACGGTTGGCGGCTCCACCAACATGAATGCCAATGGCACCATGAGGACCGTAAAGTATAGAACCACACATACCCTTTGCACTGTTAGCATAGTGTTTAAATAAGTTAATTCGCATATCTGCAGGAATTTTAAAAGTCAAACTGTATTCCGAGGATGCGTCTTTAAGAACCGGAACAATTCGTTTTCCGAGGCTTAAGATTAATCCACCAAGAATATCACCTTTACTAGTGTCAGGATCAGCAGCGTTATAGTTGGCGGGAGCTTTAGAAACCATAACATATGGATCCTTATAAGAAGGTGAAAGATCAAAATGAATGTCATGAATAAATTTGCGTCTATTTCCTAATCGAATATAATAAAAACCTAAAGCATGGCGCGAAACGACGAGGTGACGAACATCAATGTCACCATCTCGCTTCATTGGAAGACCAGGAATATCAGTGCCAGCAAAGGCTGTAGTGACTGAGGCACGTTTATAAACAAGCGGATTATCATAGGCCAAAATCATGATACAATCGTTACCGTCATTAACTACGGTAAAATTTGTTGTTAAAGCTTTAAGTTTATCTCCATTCTTGGTCACTACGGTGATTAAACCGCTAGAACTGGGTGTGCCGTTTAAACTGTTCCATATCCAACGATCAGAATTGTCGTCGATGTCCATTTCTAAGTTCTTTTCATCAATAGCTGCGAACTTAGCTCGATTAACAAAATTCGAATTTCGTTCTTCCCTAGCAGGGCTACGGGGACCACTTGCGTGGAATTTTGCAGTACGCAATGTCTGCGTTGTACGTTTGAAAGGACGTACGCCTTTTAATAAGATACGTTCGTTAGGTAAAAGGTGGCTTAAGATCAAATAAATACCCATCATTTGATCCTAGGTAGATTGAGCTTTTTGTGCTGTCTAACACACTCGAGACTACCCTCATTCGGATTTTCGCCAGCCAAGGCAAGGTACCCGACTCTCTACTCGAACCTGTATAGGAATTAAGGATCACACGCTCAATGTTTTACCATCTCCAGTTGCGATAATTCCCCCGTGCGTGCATCATTGATACGATCTCAGACATCGCCGCCTTCACATCCGTGCCGGCCTATTTTAACGGCATAAGTGCCGAAGCGCTACTAATCTTTACGTTTGTGGTATCGACGTTTAGGTCGATCTTTAGTTAATTTATTTCTGACTTTGTCCGACAAATTAGCAACGTTGCTGGTGTGATTTTTCAATTCAGCAACGGTTTGTGCTTCTTCTAAAGCTTGAGTGCATTTCTCGGCAGTATGTCCAAATTTGTCACAAATTTTGCACTTTGTTTTGTTTGGACAGTTTTCAGTAGAGTGGTAGCTTAAACCACAAATTGCGCAAGAAACGTTAGAGACGGGCAAAGAACCAGACAAAACGCTATCATTCAAAACCGTAGCTACGGTCAATGGTACATCAGCTTTCTCAAGATGTTCTTTAACAACATTTGAGGTTAAACTGGTTTCCAAAAGATCTACACCCATAGCTACTGCATCATTAACGGCCTGAATCTCCAACTTGCTAACTGTGGGTAAAACAGGTGGTTCAGTTGGCGAACCTATGGTGACACCTCCACCGAGCTCTAAAGCACCGGTAAATTTCATGGGAGCATTATTATGTAAGACTGGTAAAACACTACCTACAACAAAATCGTGTTCATCAAACCAGTCACGCAAAGCATAAAGATCAGCTACATCAATTTTTAATGTTTCAGCCGTAAAATTAAATATGATTGCGTCGTCGTTGAACTGGTCCAAAGTGAAAGGATCATTCAAATCATAATGTTTAAACCACCATTTGTCGTTATTTGGAATACCACCCAAGCGTTCAGGATAAGAACGTCGAACAGATTTTATAAAGCTACTAATTAACGGGGTGTTAATATCAGTAACGGTCAACCCCGTCACTATATTAATCAAACCAATAATTGGATCAAGCTTATCTTCCTTGTTAACCAAATGAATACATTTTACAAAGGAAGCAAGATCATAATAGCTATCAGTGCTTTCACTAGGTGATGGGTAAACACGACCCAAAAATCTGCAGGGTGTATTATTATCCACGATACGAACATCAGCGACCATACCCAAAGCTGTCGCAGTGGCTGCTAAATCTTGGCCGACATAAGGAGTAATACCATCATCACCACCATATAAACTTTGATCAATAATATTAATTGCTTCTTCATGACTAAGCGACATGTCACGAAGAGAGCAATATTGGACAAAGCATTGATCAATGGTGTTAAATAATGTGGTGTTGTTTTCTCCCGTAAATCGACCATGGCCATAATTAAATTTGAGGCCCTTAGACGATCGAACTAATTGATAAAAGACGTCGTCTAAACCTTCCTTAATTTCATCAAACCATTCAGGGAACCAACGTTTCATTAACAATTCGTTCAAACTGGTAAATAATAAAGGAAGTGAGGCATCAAATTTACTGAAATCAGATTCAATAAACTGTTTCTTAACTTTAGCAGTTTCGTGGAATTTACGACTTGTAGCGCCGCTTCCAACGCCCCACACCCACCATTTAAACCGACGACTCATAAATTCTGATGCAGCCATGGTGAAGCGACCCATGGTGTACAATCGGTTGGCAGATACGGTGCAAATATTACGGGCAGGTTTGTTTTGAGCAACAGGCTCGCGTTTCAGAAACAAATCCTTTACAAAGCCGGGTAATTTATTAATCACCCACATTGCGTTATCCCGATTGCGTTTTTGACTAGGCCGATTCATTTGATCACAGACTTCATAGGTCTCAAGAGGTGTTAATTTTTCAGGTGTCAAATAGTCTACAAAATCGGCCATATAAGATACATACTTAGAATTTAAAGGTTTGTTGTTCATTGGATTAATCAAACGTCGTGCAAACGTATCATATTCCGTACTAATGCCTGCCTTAGGAACGCCATAAGGGAAGCCATCATTATTATATACGGGATTAGAAATAACACCAATGTTCATGGGTTTAGCATCACTTGGGTCCACTCCACAGTATATGGGTTGGAAACTGAGGTCAGGCAACAAGCAATCGGTCATATCTTTCTTAACGTTAGCCATAAGTATAGAAGTGACTATTGTAGCTTGCGTTTCATTGACCGCACGACCAAGAGTGGCTGTAATAACTCCATAAGAACTATCTTTTGAATGACTATACTTGGTCCAAGCATTCATGAATAAGTCCACGTCCAAACTGTACATGATAGGACTCATATGGTATTTCATATAAACGTTCATACCAGATATACGAGCTACTGCAACAGGAGAACGCAGAAACTTAGTTTCGCTAGAAAAGATAGAATCAGCAAACGAATCAATAGAATGTATCAAAACTGACGTAGTACGAAAATAATGGTAAACACGCAAGTACAGATAGACTATGTACTGCGCATGTTCCAAAAATCCTTCAAACAATGAAAAGAAACTACGCCAGACCAAAACAGAGGCAATGGGCTTAAACAAATAAACATCAACAAAAGGCATGTCTTTTGTATAAGTGCCACGAAGCTTATGGGCAACGATGTTATAACCGTAATAATCATCATAATCCAAGTCATCGGAGTTGATCAACCCAGATTTTAGAGAATCAAGATCGGTCATGTCTCCTGAGCGCATCCAAAAACTCAAAAGAGAGCGCCGCGATGCAGCTTTAATGGAGAACTCATTATTAACTGTATCACGCAAATTAAACTTGTGCGCTGATTTATCAGCAACTCGGGTTACAACAATCCCATCCACACCAACAGATTTATTAAAGCAACCACAATTCTCATACGGTAACATATTTTCAACCGTTAAGTATAAAACTTGCTTTCCTAATGACAAAGCTGTATAAGCCATGTCCGGATCTGAGGTGACAAAAGCCCAAGGGTTGTGCAATTGACATTTACCAACAAATTGTTTAAAGTTCGATATCAACGAGAGATTTTCATCGTAATGGTAATCAAATCTATTAAACATATACAAAGTGGAATCAATAACATAATTAAATTTAAATAAAGATAGTCGTACAAAATGGACAAACAACATACAATAAAACATTAGTAAAATAAACATTTGAAGGGTTAGGAACTTACGCAAAACATACCAATTTAAAGACTGTTCAGAATGCAATGAATCGAAAAACCGATCAATCTCAAAACAGTAGTCTTTAGTTTTATTTTTGCCAAAACGGAAAATATCCGTCCTAACCCAATCAGAATCATAACGATTAAACCAAATTAAATGGTTGACTTCGTCATAAGTATAACTAGAATCACATTCGTCCAAAACGTCGGTAACATAAGTATCGAAAAAGAAATCAGAGGCCCAGTTTTCAAAGATTGCACTGCCAAACTCAACTAAATAACCAAAGAATCTACACAACTATCTTAAGCACAACGTCCCTCTTAAGAAACCGGAGAAGGCCGTAGTAAGCCCTCTTCGACCCGTCAAGTGTACTATAAGTACAAAACTGCTTGACGACAGTTACGTTTTTGAGCATAAACGAAAAGCTTTCCACACAATTAAAATAATCGCGTTCGCATTACTACTACTTCAGACCTAGAAAAGTGTGAGAGAGTTTAAATAAAATTAAATGCCATCCTACAATTAATTATTCGGGACTAGTTATTATCATGATACCCCTTAAACCATGATAAGGTTTTTCACGAGTTTTC